GATATGACCATAGACTTGATCCCTTCGGCGTCTTCGCCCAGTAGCCATATAGCCGAAGGTCGACACCTTCCCAATCAACCGCCTCAAAGAACCTCCGCCGAGCGGGGAAGCCTGTCCCTACGAATGCCACGTCCATGTCTGCCTCACACGCTTGCGGGCAATGCCGATTGAGATCAAAGGCGTGGCCCATGTAGAACGAACGTGGGTTCACCTGACGGAAGAGGTCGACGCTATTCTTGTCATTTAGAAAACAGTAAGTGAACAAAGGTGCCCGCTTCACCCAGATATCGTCCTCATACGGGCATTCTGTCATGTACCCCGCTGTCTTTATCCCGTCGCGCAGCATGAGGCCGAGGATCGCCGGGTGGACGTGCATCGGCGCTACCATCCACACAAGGTCAACTTCGTGGACACGAGCGGCGACATAGATACTCTCGCTCCCCATGACGTATATCTTCTCGCTCAGGTCAATCTTCCGGCGCCGCTTCATCCAATTGGAGAACTCCCCGAAGGCGCGCAGCCATTTCCCATAATCGAAGGCGAAGACTTCACAGCCGTTAGCGCGGAACCCTGCCAGGTGTCCCTCATACACATCCCAGGTCGAGAAGTAGGCAGCGGGGCCGACAACGAGAACCTTCATTCGGCCACCCTCTCCAATACCGTGAGCCCGTTACAATTCCGCAGACGCAGGATCTCCCGCCATTCCGTGTGCGCCGCCAAGAACTCCTCGATGGCTGGGTTCAACTCCGCCCCGAAGATTTCGGTGTCGTGGAGGATGATGTAGCGCTTCACGTTGTCGGCGTGCCGCGCAAGTTCGACCCTGAGTTGCCCATTGGTGTGAGGATCGGTGTCGATGAAGAGCAAGTCCGTGGGTTTGATGTCGGTCTCCAGCACATCGGCCTTAATAAACTTGAAGTCCTGTCGCCCGATAGCCGCATCGACAGCCGCAAAGTCCGGGTCGCCGTCCTCAATGTCGATGCTGACCATCGTCTTCGGGCGACCGGCCAGGAACGCCACGGTGGAGTTCCCGCCGCGGACGCCGAACTCCGTTACCGATTCACAGAGGCTTGCGAAGTAACGCAGTACCGGCATGAGTTCGCTGATGTCGCTCGGTTGCTGACAGCGGGATTCGTAGAGCTCGTCAATCATGGCTTCCTCCCTACGGCAAACACACCGACCGGCCCCTCGCCTTGGCTATCGATGCGGATCTCATAGAAGCCCGCCCGCTCCAGAAGATAGCGGAGTCCGTCAGGGGTGAACCGCCAGAAGTCCTCCGGGCATTCGTGGATCGGGAAAGAGAACACAGTGGTCAGGATGACTAGCCCGCCTGGGTCCAACGCTGCGTACATGCGCTCGATGGCCGTCCAGGGTTCGGTGATATGCTCCAGGGTCTCGCAACAGACGACAGTGTTGAATCCCTCAAGTCCCTCAACGGTCAGTATGTCGTCTACCACATCGACACCGGGCCCCGGCTCCATGTCCAAGCCTTTGTAGGGCTTAGGGAACAACGGCCGGACCGAGCCGTTGATGTTGCGCGATCCAACCTCAAGGACGACGGGTTGCGGCCGATACTCGGCGACGATACCCCGGACCCACTCCGTAACCTCTGGTCTCACGCGATCACCTCCACCAGGAAGTCGACGCCGAGCGTATTCGGCTCCAGCGAACCCGGTGCCGCCTTTATGCCGTACTCCTCATAGCGCAGTACCCGCGCCGAGTCCGCATTCCCGTCTAGGGTCGGGTCAGTATTCACTGCATCGGGCACACTCTCAAAGTAGGGATCGATGGCCTGCTCCGCAGATGCCAGATCGCCCAGTTTCACGAAGATCTGGACGCGCACCAAATGGTTGTTCTTCTCCGACCAACTGAGGTCATAGGTGCCACTCTCGGGCATGATGACGGCGGCGGGGAGCTCGTTGACCTTCTCGGGAACCTTGGGATAGACCCGTAACCCGTCGATGGTGTTGAGGTTCACTGCCAGCCCTTCCCGGATCTCTCTCGGCGTCCTCATCTCTTGCCCCACTCCGCTTCGATATCGTGCGCTGCTTGGCTGATATAGCGATCCATCTTGCCCTTGAAAGTCGTCGCGGCCTGCTTAAACATGCGCTCAGCCCGGATCCCCTTGCGTCCTATCGACCGTGCCAGCAAGAAAGCCGCTTGCTCCACCGTCTGTGCGCCCCCGGCGCGGCTGTAGCGCTGCGTCTTGACGCTCTGGCGGACACCCGCGCCGAAACCGTGGCGCCGGACCCAACCCACAAGGGCCGAACTTGGTGGCGAGGATTTGCCAGCGCCACGGCCGGCTTCGATGGGGTTCGCCTGGTGTAGACGGGAGTAGACCTTCGCCGTGAGCGGTATCTTCGATCGGGAAACGGTCTTTACGATTGAGCGCTGTAGTTTGCCCGTGTCGACGTGAACATAACTACGAACGTCGCGCTGGAGTTCGGTTGTCGCCTCCTGAAACATCTTGCGGACCGGCGGGCCGAGCAACTTGATTCCGCTGAGTTTGCTGCTCAACGCCTGGAACCCGATGGTCTCGACGCGGATGACGGAACCCGTCGCCATCAGATGCACTCCGGGGGGCGGATGATGCCCTGAAGGATCGCCTCCAGTTGCCGGTCGACGCTGCGCGGCACAGTGAGCGTCCCCATCTCCGGCGATGCGATGACTTGGGTGATCGGCGATTCCTCCTGCTCTTTCATCGCGTGAGCGGCGAACAGGCACGCATCCTTGACCTGATCGGGGTAGCGGTAGATATAGATGTCCTTGGTAGCAACGTGCGCCGCGGCTGTCGTCCCGTTCACAGCACGCTCAACGGTCAGAGCGGTGCCGACCGCCGTGACGTACATCTGCTCGCTTTCCACAAGCAGCGTGTGGCCGACACTGAACGCCGTCGGGCTATCGACCGGCAGACTCGTGGCGCTGGAACTGATGCCGCCCGTAGCCACGTTCGTCCCGCTGTCGTAGGTGTCATTCTCATACCCCCAGAGACCGGCAATCTTGACGGCGCGGCGGTAGGCGGGCCAGGAAGTCAACACGGTTGAGGTCGGTCGCAGGTCGATGGCCCATTTGTAGGTTGTGTTGTCCGGCCAGAGCCAGTAGTCGGTGTTCTCGACCGGGGCGATGTCGTAGTCGTAATCCTCGTCGTCGTCGACGAGGACAGAAGTAACGGTCAGGAGCTCATAGGGCCGCGGCAGGTACAGACGCGAGGCACCATTACCGTTGACGTAGACCGTAGCCGTCTCAACATAGAAACTCCGGTTGCAGATCCCCTCTATGCGTCGGCTGGCCGATTCCAAGAGGCGCAGAAGTTCCGCGTCGTCCTCGAACTTCTCGATTGACAACTTGCTCTTGAAGGTCGCAAGATCGGCGTAAGCGTTCACCTCTCACCTCTACTGACATGGTTACTCCGTCTGAGGACTGCAGGGAGCCGTCCAGCCGCAAAACTTACAGTGCAGCACACCTTTACCCGGGTGATACTCCAGCGGCTGACCATCGTTAGGGCATGCTCGCGGCATGGTCCGCTTCTCCTCGGCGGCGATCTCCTGCGCCTCTTTCAGGATTGCCCCATAGCCGCCGAAGTCGCTCATTAGCAGATCCCCATCATCGGTGCCGTGATCCCGTAGAGTTCCGTAACCTCCGCCGCCGTCAATGCCTTGCCCGTAATGAAGGGTAGGGCGATCCGCCCGTGAAACTCGTTGGCGGGGGTGGCTGTCACACCTGAGCACCCGACAGTCAATGGGGTTGCTGAGTCCGCCATGTCCGCGAAGGCACCCGTCTCAGCTGAACTCCCATCGTTGACTGCTACCCCGTTGACGTACAGGTAAATGACTGGCGTTGCCGGCGTGCCGTCGTAGGTCGCCACCACAAACTGCGCTTGACCCTGAATCAGTGCGGCGGTACTGACAGCGATCTCCGATGTGTCAGCCGCCTCGTCGTACAGTTCCAGGTCAAGGAACCCGGCGGCATCTATCCAGAAGCGCCACTCGCGCACGGTCGCGCTGTACTTGGCGATGATGGTGTTTGAGGCTATCTTGTTTGGGCGAATCCACGCGCCGACGCTGAAGGGGCTCGCCACAAACGTATAGTTGGCGTGGTCGATGCCAGCTAGGTGGTGATCGCCGGTCGGGTGGAAGTGGTAGGAGTAGAGGCCGCACGGCAGCAATAGGGGCGCGAAGTCATGCTCCAGATCCTCCGCTGCACCGCCGGTCTCCGATGGTATCAAATCCCCCAAACCGATGCCCGTGACGAGTTGGCCCGTCTTCTCCCAGAACGGCCACAGGGACGGCGCGGTCGTCCCGAGAATCGTCAGGATATCGTTAAGCTGCCCCGCAAGGCCGCGAATATAGGTGGTCATCGGCTACCTCCGTTATAGGTTGCTCGGCGGCAAGCGGGGATGCCGACCGCCGCCGAACTCGCCCGAATCGTTGTTACGACGCCTCCATGTAGGCTCCCTCTTCGAGCGGGACGTAGTAGGCATGCCATGTGATCACGCCCGTTGTGTCGTCACCCGTCTGAACTTGCTGTATTGCGTCTACCGCTGCTGGCATACCGATGATGACATCGCACGTCTTCATGAATGCCGACAGGGCTCCGGCCGCACCTATGACCGGCAAGTTGCCTGTACCGTTCAAGATGACGGCGAAATCGCCTGTCAGCCGGTAGAGCGTCCCGGTTGCATCGCCGGTGATGGTCGTTGCCGCGCAGAGGTCAACGCTATTCGTCTCTTCTTGGAGCTTGAGCGTCGTCGCGCCGCCGTCGCCGGCAGTGATGCTCTCACCCCAAAGAAGCTTGACGAGGACCCGCCCATAGACCTTGAAGATGTTCCCATCGGCAAGCGTCGCCAACTGCTTCTGAACGTGGATACCTACCGTGGATTCGCGGACGGCCTTACCCTTCCATTGGTTACTCATGTTCTCACTCCTCGCCGCCTGTTCTGGCGCCGAGGCGCCTCGGGCGGCACTTCTATGTCCGGCTGGATGGTTTCGGCGGTGGCCGCCTCCTCAATCGGTGGCAGTTCGCCATCCGTCCCGTCATTGGGCTCAAGATCGGGGACAGCCACCGCCGTCTCTTCTAGTTCGGCTGGGGGTATTTGTGCCGCCACCTCAGCCTCAAGTAGTTCAACAGCCCTGGTGATGTGGGCGAAGATCGGGTGATTGTAGAGATAGCGCCGTCGCATAAACGACTCAATCTCATTGACCTCCACCAGTGCCTCGTTTATCTTGCCCATCTTTCACCTCTAGGCGTTGGCCGCCCCTGGGTTCAACCAGTTCGGCATGTTCGTCGGGACACGCTGGACCTTCAGGTCGTAAGGCACGTACAGACAGGCAATCGGCTGCGTGCCGCCAGAGCCGGTGTCGGCGATGTTCATGCCGATGTGTGTGTAGCCGTCCGAGAGTTGGTCAGCCCGGACATCGACAACGATGATCATCTGTGCCTCTGCCGAGGTCGCGTCCGTCTCAGTGGTCGAGGCAACCGTCGTCTGGTCTACTAGGTTCCATGCCTCGTCGCCGTCTAGGGCCGTTTCCTTCTTGGTGTAGTACTTGTCGATGATCGCCAGGGCTGTGGTAGTGCCGCCGGTGTAAGCGGTGTACTCATAGAGCGTTCCGACTACATCATCGTTGGCTATACCAGCAGCCTTGGTAATCACGATCATCACGCCGCCGCAGTTCTGCATACAGAACCGCTTGCCAGTCATGGCCCCGGTCTGCGAGTCTACGGCCGCGATCCCCTGGCTGATGTCTATGACTCTTCCCAATCCGCCTGCCGTTGTATTTGCTCCCATTTCAGTTATTCCTTTCGCCCGTCCTAGAGAGGGGGTTAATGCCCTCTAGGTCTTGGCCGAGATTGGGGTGTTAATGCCGCACTCGGCTGGCCGTCATGTTCTCCTCTAACAGCGCTTCAGCTTGCTCACGAGTCCCTGGCTGTCCGTTGACGTGATAGACGGGGCCACCCTCATCCGGGTAACTGACCCGCGTGTAAGGGACTGGGGCCCCCTCTACCCGCCTCGCATACCAGCAGGCTTTGTAGCCTACCGATGCCAGTGCCTCTAGCATCTCAAGCGCCGTCATCCTTTATGCCCGCGCCTCGATGACCACGAACGGGCTGACGGTTGAGCCGTGCGCCGGCGTGAACGCCGACTGTACCCACGGTCTGCCATCGACACGTTCGATCACCCGGAGGGCTGTCTGGTCGCTCTCGAAGTAGCGGTGTTCCGATGTCTCGATACTCACCGCCTGCCGGTCGCCGATCAGGTAGTAACTCGGGTCAACGAAACAAATGTCGCCCTGGTCGCCGAGCGTCGGAACCTTCTCGCTGATGATCAACGGGCGCAAGAGCATCGTGGCCAGTGGTCCATTGCGGATATCCACCAGCGCAACCGGGGCGCCGCCCGTGCCGACCGGGATAGATAGCGTCATCAGTTCCTTGAAGGTCGACTGGTTAGCGATCCAGATGCCGTTGCCCAAGGACGATGGGAGCATCCGCGAGTACATGTTGAGAACATTCTCAACACAGATAGTATCTGCGGATTGGCCACTTTCCTTGGTCACGGCGATGATAGCCGCCGAGTTCAGGAAACCAAGCGGCTCACCTACTCCAGACCCCTCGATGAAGGCCAGATCCTCGTAGAAGCTGATACCCTTCGGAAGCGCCTGCATCAGCCAGGTCGAGAGAGCCGGGGCATCAGCCCATAGCGCGTTCGGCACAGCCGCGAGGCCCGTCAGGGCATTCGCTTCCAACTTCACGCGACCGAACTTCGCCTCTTTCGCCGACAGGTCAGCTCCCTCCGCCTTCCAGTAGAAGATCATCCCGCCGCAGACGGACCCGACGTTTGTCGTCGAGTCGACGTAAGGGATGCCCTGAGTCAGCGAGGTCATCGTAATGACCGTCGCACGCTGCCGCATGATGGAGGTCTCCAGGGCTACCTCCATGATCTCGGAGCGCATAGTCTCGGGAATCAGGAAGCCGCCGGCACTCGGATCGACCGAACTGTAGGCGTTCATGACGCCCTTCACCTTGTTCAGGCGGTCTTCATCTGGCAGAGGGTTCTTGTGCCAGATCGTCCGAGCGAAGTCGCCGATGTTGGCAAAACCGACATCGTTCATCGGGACGCCCGGTGCCAGGGGATTGTAGGCCGCATTGCGGTCGGCCCCTGTCCCAACTTCAGGGAGGATCGGGCGGTTCACGGGCTGGTTGACGCCGTGCTCCTTGAGCACTTCCCTGACGGCAGCCTTGGCCTTATCCTCGATGACGTTGTTGCCGTCGAAGAAGGCTTTGAGCTGATCCGTCACCTGTGTGGCGAATTCAGGCGTGGTCTTCTCGCGGTAGGCGTCTACGATCTCCGCAAACTGCCCCGACTGAATCCACTCGGCAGCCTTCGCAGGAGTGTTCATGATCTCCTGCATCTCTGCCACGGTTTCCGGTACGATTAGCTTTGTCACTTCTTCCTCCTTTGTCCGCTAGACCTTGAGCGGTTGCTTGGACAGTAGATGTTCCAATGGGGGTGTAGGTGCCCGATAACCCGCCGATTCTGCCATCGGCGGAATCAATGCCTGTGTCAGCGAATCGAGGCTATCCTCATCCTGGGTGTCCGATTCAGCCTTGTCGCCCTCGCTCGCGGCCTCGAAACTGCCATCGTGATCCTGGCAGTGAGACCGGGCGCTATCGGCAGTCCAAACCGTCTTTGGGTAGCGGTAGGCTTGCTCGGTCATTGAAGTCTCGCCCGTAAGTTTCCCGACGATCACGTCGTATCGCTTGCCCTCGTGGTCCCGACTCACGCGCCGGAATGAGTCCGGCTGGAAGTCTCCGGGCTCACGTAGCCGACAAGCGTGCTCGTTGGGGTAGGGGTTCTGAATGTCGGGAGTCTGCGGCACCCAACCGGGTACGTTCTTGAAGCGGGACAGGTTGAAGATGCCGACGCGGTTCTGCGGTTCTTGATCGGCGACAAGGCCGTCCGCCAACTTGATGTCGACGGCCTCCTGCGCCCGATACCAGCTCTCGACACGCATCCGGTCCCGCCACTCGTCCTCCGTCCCCCCAGCACGGCCGGCGTAGAAGGCCGCGATGGTATCCCCCATCTTGTCCAGCGTCTCCGCCATCTTCGCCATGTCCGAAGCGTCGCCCATAGTTAGGCCGTGGGGTTCGTGGATCATCATCGTGGACCCCTGAGCCATAAGAACCGTGTCAGCGGCTTGGGTGATGAATGACGCGCTGGAGGCTGCTAGGCCATCGACAACGGCGTGGACGGCCGCTGGGTGGCGCTTGAGAGCGTTGAAGATGGCGACTCCATCGAACACGTCGCCGCCGGGGGAGTTCACGCGCAGGTTGATGGTCTTGGCCTTGATAGCCTGGAGGTCATTGACAAACTGCTTAGCCTCTACGCCCCAGGCCCCGATCTCGTCGTAGAGTAGAACCTCCACGACATCCGATTGGGCATCGCGGATTTCGTACCATGAGCGCTTCATAGGCGCCTCCTCGGGCAATAAAAAACGCCCACTTCGGGGCGCTTGGCCCGCTGTGGACGCTTCTGGCTGCGCTAGGCTGCGCTCAGCGTCGAACTATTGTCAATCTGATTATACGCTTAGCTTTTGGCTTGTCAAGTACCCACTGGCCGGAATTTCACGTTGCACTTTCCGCAGAAGAGTTCAGGATTCCCTTCAACATCCCGCGCCACCAAACGACCGCAGTCATGCCGCACCTCGCTGACGACCGCTGCCGGCTCCGCTGGTTGCCCCGGCGAGAGTTGCGGGACGGGTGCCGGCGGTGTTGGCGGCACCAACTGCGGCGACTTGCCGATAGATATCACGGTCATGTTACTCGGCACCAGGAATGTACCCGATGTCGGGTACGGGTCGAGTCCAGCGCCCTCTCGGTATTCCTCGAAGGACATCAAACCGGTCTGTACGTCCTTCCGGCCTCGGTCACGCAGCTTGTCAACGTCCTCCTGGAGCGCCCGGATGTCTGACAGGTCGAATAGCACCTCGTCGATGCCGCCAAACTCGGGCACGACCGTCAGGTTCAGGGTATCGTCGAAGTCGGAAAGCATCGGCGTCATTTTCACGTCCCACAGAACCTGCCAGTCCTGGCGCTTGTTGGCGTAACTGGAAGACTCCATCCCGGTGCGTAGACCGAGAATCGAGCCGGGGATGCCAAAGACCATCGCAATCCGAGCCTCCTGAATGGCATCCAGATCCAGAGGCAAGAGATCACGGAGGCCGCGATCCAGTCCCTCTTTGGTGTATGTCGCTTCATTCTGGTCGATCACCATGAGCTCGTGCATCCGGCCCGGCCCACCGAACTGCCGCCGGTGGCGATCTTTGATCTCTTCTCTGGTCGTATCATTGACCTTGGATTTCAGGGCTAGGATCGCTTCTGGACCGACGCCGCCCTGCTCGAAGAAGGACTTGACGAAGGTGCGCAGGTAACTATCGATATCGATGCGCCCCGAGATGGCCATCATCGGCGGCATCCCGTAATAGTCATCGAGCGGGTTGCCGGTCTTGAACTGGATGACATCGGCGTGCTCGAAGGTTGTCGTGTCTCTTCCGATGGTGTACTCGTACTTGCAGAATGTTTCCCTATCGGGGATGACACGCACCCTATCGGGACGAAGGCGCCACAGTTCCGCTAGGGCACCCTTCAGGAGGCCATCGGTATAACGCGCCTTCAGCAGATAGGCGTTCCCGGCCAGGTGAACGTCCCTGGTGACGCTCGACCACATCTGCCCGCGGCTCATAAATGGGTTCGGGGCGTTGAGTTTTCGGATAAGTGGGTGATTGTCCAACTGCTCGACAAAGCCGTTCCTCACTAGCGCAGCGTTGACGAGTCTCGGCGATAGTCCACGGTTCACAAGCATTGCTGCCTCAGCCCGTATCTGGGGCGAGGAACGTCGCAAGCGCCGGCCGATGATATGCGGCTCGGCGGCAGAGGTCGCTAGGAGTTCAATGGCTGCATAGACGATCTCGTTGCCGGCGTATCCGCGCCGAGCGAAATCTGGGAAGGACTGCAAGGTAGACATGAACGGACCGGCTGGCCCGGGGTTCCAGGCTGAGGGGGGAAGAGAGAGCGCGGCAGGGACTTGGGAGCGGACGAAGGGGAGGACATTCAGCGCATTAGCCCAGTAGCCCATATCAGAGCCTCCTCATGAACTCAAAGACATTCCAGGCCAACCCTGCCGCCGCTGCAAAGCAGATGAGGGCGAAGATCAGGAGAATGAGCGCAGTGAATCCTTGGGCAAGAGCGCGGCGGTCGTCAGCGTCGGTCATCCCCTCTATTATACGCTTAACTGTCAAGACGGGTAAGCGGATCATGGACACTCCCCTAAACAAAGAACACTTCTGACTCTTGCGGCTCGGTCGTTACACCCGCCGCGATCGCCGCCGTGTACCCTTCCCAGGAGAGACACCCTGCCATCGCCGCGTCAATCTTGAGCGGTGAGTCAGGGCGCTCCTTCTGGATGACCCATAGGCGGTTACCTTGATCATCGGTCGCGCTCAGCATGTGCTTGTGAGCGTTCTGGAGGCTGGCAGCGAACCGAGGATCTCCGTCGTGCGTCAGGGCGCCCGTCTGGATCGCGTTGCGGTAGGCCAGTAGGGAGACCGCCATCTTGTTGTACTGGTTCGTTGGCCAGTTGGCCACTACATCAGCCCCGTATCGACCAGCCCATGCCGCCGTCATGTCCTTCCAGTAGAACGGATCACAGTTGAAGCGCCAGACCTTCCAGCGCTTGAATGCAGCGTCGACTGTCTCGTCGACCTCCATAAACGGGATGCGTTCTTCACCATCACCCATGACGGTTGGCTCCCAGTAACCCACGACCCACTGATGCGCCGTGGCGATCTCCGTCCCGATGAGGGCCGTGTGGTCCCGGCCGATAGAGCCATCGAAGCCGAGCGTTATCAGAGCGCCGTCGGGGACGACATAGCCACGTTTGGCCAGCGCGTTCCACTTCTCCATGTCGAAGGGCTTGTCTTCTTCGGCGACGATCTGGTTTAGGTAGAAACGTCGGGACATCGCCGACGAAGTCCGGGGGTCGTGGATCTCGGCGATCAGCCTGTCAGGGCTAACCCACTCAGAATCTCCCCGAGCAAGCAAGAGACCAGCCCGCAGAGACTCATCATCATCCAGGTCGGTATCTCCCGGCGCTTCCAGCGAGTCATAGAGGAAGTCGGCGGTGTCTGATAGCCCTTGCGCGCCCTTCTGATAGGTTTCGTAGTCCTTCTGAGCGTCTGAGTTCTCCCCCGGCGCGTGGGCGTTAGAGATCGCCAGCACCCGTGATGAACCATCCCTTGACTTGGCTACGTTGCGGGCGATCACCTTGCTCATCTCATGCCCCTCGTTGGAGCCGATCCAGTGGTGCGTCTCATTCTTGAGAACGAAGGTTGCACGCCCACCCTCAAGAGCTCGGGGGGAACTTGTAACAGCCTCGATGCGCTGGCGCCCGCCGCCGGCATACAGAATC